AAATTAATTAATTTTTACTTTTTATATCTAAAATAATCTATAGTTTGTTAGATTTCTCTACTACTATAGATTATTTTTCGTAATTTTAGATTATTTTGTGGTATTTTAGATTTATTCGACTTCCTGATGGCCATAGCAATCCAGACAGAACTCTCCACCATTCTCCCCGTAAATACGACACCACTTATACATGCGAAGTTCTTGCTGACATACGTCACAATTTCGCCCCAATCCAGTGTCAAGATTGGGGTTCTCCTTGACGTAGCACATTTCGCACTGTTGTGCGTCTTTCATGTAGTACTTCTCATCTTCGAAATCCCCGCACAAGTCACATTCGCATTGTCGTCCACCTTTCTCAAAATGGTCTTTGATGATGGTCGCTACTGGCGACCTACCTACAAAGGTGTAGATTGCGTTCGCGAGTTCGATAGGGAGGCGCATCGTGATGGTGGTCATTCTCTCTACTTGAAGTATAGAGAACCCTTTATATCCTTTAAAGAATATAGTGTATTAGGTAAAATGCTAAATGCCTACCACCTTGAGTTTAGGGTTTCGTACTTGGTAGTCGATTTTTTCCAAGAGTTCAAGTAGTCTTTGTGCGTTGTATTTTAAATTACTTATCTGTTTTGCTTTCAATTGATTCAGTTTGACCAGTTTCTCATCTTCGACTCTTTTTTGTTGGCTAAAGAGTTCATGTTCCGCGTTGTGTAAATCACGTATTAGGTTGGTTAGATAACTCTCGTTCATTTGCGCCATATGATATTTGTTTAGATTATAAATATCATACAATAGATTTATTGGTTGTCGCTGTACAAGAAGACAAGGTCTTCTACTGGAATATATACGTACTCTTTCTCATCGCTCTTGATTTGGGCGCGTGAGAACATACGTCGCTCGTACTGGCTAAACTTCTCTTCGTCGTATTCGATGTAGTAGATTTCGCTTTTGTTGTCAGCCATGTCGAAGACGAAATTAAAGACAAAGATATTGGTCTTGCTTGTGTCGCTAATCTTGTTCATCGTGAGAAGAGTCGTTGGATACGCATTCTTTCGTAGGTTTTTTCGACTCTTTATTTCCATGTGTACGGTGTCGCTCACGGCGTCGTACTTTGCGTATCGACCTTGGGGTCTTAAACCTTCCCATTTCTTCTCAAGAATCGGAAAGATTTTCTGTTGTTGCTTCTCTCCCCAAAGGTAATCATTCTCGTAGTTTACCATCTGTATTATACGATTAGATTTTATTTTAGGAAATTACCGCATTAAAATAATTATTCCTAAAGAATCCAAAAAATTAATATGTGTCTATTGTAATGGTCAACATGGACAGTATGATGAAACCACCTTTACCTTTGGACGAGGATTTGATTGTCGAAAGAATTGGTACAAATATTACTGACGGAGACATTAGACGATACTTTGGAGATGGGGTAGAAAGTAAAATCCTAAAGTACAGTGAACTTGCGAACTATGCGACTATCGATGACCTTTTACCTAATCCACGAGATTTTAGAATCATTTTAGTAGAAGACAGTTTTAACAAGGGCCATTGGTGCTGTATTCTTAAATATAACAAAACTATCGAATGGTTCAATCCATACGGCATCAGACCAGACGCACAGAAGAACATGTTGGGAAAGGCTCGAAATATGATGCTGGGTCAGTACAAAGACTACATGACAGACCTAATGAAGTCTTCTAAAGGGTACAAACTGATTTATAACAAGGCAAGACTACAGAAACTCAAAGAAGGTATAAATACTTGTGGACGCTGGATTATCCTACGGATTATCACCATGAAAGATATGATGATGGATTTGAAAATGTTTATCAAGATGATTGATGACACGAAAGAAGCGACAGGTCTTCCCGCTGATGCTCTCGTTTCTATTTTCATTGGATAATGTATGGAGTCAGAAGAGGTCATTGTAAATCTAAATGTGTTGAGACAAGTTCAGAAGGGACAACGCCTTTCTACACGTGGCGCATTTTTAGATATTGAAACGCCTTATTTAATCCCAGAGTGTATTCGTCGATGGAGAAGACAAGACAATCGAAATGAAATGATAAATACACTGAATCGTATCATTAATAGTGCTTTGTATCTACAAAAGACAGATGATACGCTTACATCATACATTAGTCAGAGTACTATGGGACTCGAGAATCTTAAACATACTTATTCTATCTGTCATCAGACATGTGCGAGATTAGATATGATTTTAGACAAGATACGAAAGGTGATTCCAGAAGAAATCCCTTTCAAAGAATAAAGTGTTATATATATGCCTACCCCATTGGACATGGAGTTGTACGATGCCGTCAAACAACGCGCAGACGAAATCTACGCCAAACCTTCCGCCTACAAGAGTGGATACATTGTTCGAACATATAAATCACTTGACGGTAAATACCGTGAGGATAATGAACCAAAAAAACTGAAAAGATGGTACAAGGAACGTTGGGAAGATGTAGGGGATAAAGACTATCCAGTCTACCGCCCAACGGTCCGTGTGAATAAAGACACGCCATTACTGGCGAGTGAGATAGACCCCAAGAATCTCAAAAAACAAATCGAGACAAAACAGAAAATCAAGGGTTTCAAAAACTTACCGCCTTTTAAAGCAAAGTGAGAGCGTAGCATCGCGAGAGTTCTTGAAGTAGTGGTTCGCATCGAGTTGGTTTGACGTGGTTGTTAAAGGCTAAACACCATTTTAGCGCGTCTTCTTGGTCCTTACATTCCATTATACTACTACTATATTTTGTCTCAATCCTTTTTAATGTAATTCGTTTGCGCTGTACCCGTCGAAGTCCCCATGTCTGTCGCGTCTTCTTTCATTTGTTTCATGACATCGGAGTACTTGTCGGTAAGGTATAACTTTCTCAACATACTTGAACCAATCTTCGAACCAAATATTTTATAAAGCATACGTGTAAGAGAATTGTTTTGGGTAAAAGGTTCGCCTTGGTAATCGACTAAAAGGGGAATCATTCCTTCTTTTAACTTGGACTTGAGTGGGTGAAACTTGAGATAAAAGTCGATGATTTCGCGCATGAGTGGCGCAACGGTACATGTTTGGGTCTTATACGTGCCTTGAGTCTTGTAGTTGTTAAAGAGAAACTCATTCTTAAAAAGGTCCAAGAAGTTCTTCTCTGTACCCATCTCCGGTTTATACTTCTTGGTAATGTAAGCGTCTTGGTAGTCCTTATTACGCCGTGGCTTCTGTAGGACAAATAGCGCCAATACGACTAAATGTAAAAGTTTATCATACTCTTCCATGGTCAGTTTCTTCTTGTCCTTAAGTTCGTCGATGATTTTGAACTGTGTCTCAAACTTCTCTTTTACGGCATCTTGTCCAATCCATTCCTTCTCTTCTTTGTCTGTCTTCTCCGTGTTGTCCTTGAGTGATTTATTCATCGCGTCCAAGATAGAATAGTAAGAGTCGTACAACTTGCTAAACTTTTTGGGTTGTTTTTCTTTCAGAGATTTCAAAAGGGATACAATAGATATAATGTAACTACGTCGTGTGTTGGGTTTGTACTTCTCCAGTTTTCCTTGTATCGATTCCATGTCATTCAAAAACTTAAGGTTCTTGATGGCTTGACCGCCATTTAATCTAACCAAGTTTGCTAAATATAGTTTTTTCGAAGAGTCCGTGATATTTTTACCAGTAAATATCTCATTTAAATCTGTTTCCATTATATTGATGATAGATAAAAATATTTTATCTTGGGACAATATAATGGATATGAACTCTTTCTACAGAGTAGGCGCGTATCTCTACCTTTTGTCTCAAACTGTTTACACAAAGTTTCTTGTTCTGTATGCTCGTGCTAAACGTCTCCACTGATGCTCTGTTCCATCTCCATACTCAATGACCGAGACAAGGGAGAACGTACAAGTTTAGGTTTTTCGAGTTCAAGGGTTAGTGTAATTGGACACAGTTTATCGTCAATTCGCTTGGCTACCGCGTCGCTACTTTCCGTGAGTTTACAGTATTCACTATACATGTGTTCAAGGTACTCTTTCGCGGGTATAGGTCGATGATGTTTACCCAATGCTAATGTTTTAAAAATATCCACACCTAACAAGTAATATTCTCGATGACTGATGAGTTCGCTTTCCATGCCTTTCTGAATGGCGAGATATAACTCGATTGACCCAATGATAGAACACGTTAGCGCAAGTAAACATGTAATCATGCTTATTACACCTTGGTCTACGTACGGTTGAAGTCCCACTGATACGATACTGTTGATTCCACTCAAGACGATGACGGGTAATCGATAGTATTTCAAGTTCTCTTTTAAAGCAAAATATCTGGATTTGTGTTCCTTACTCAAAAGGACACAGTTGATTCGGATATTTTCCAAGACGGTTTCGATGTCTTCCGTCCAGTCGTTCTCCATGTAGTAAGACTATATTTAATCATTATCCAAAGCAATCTTGTAAAAAGTTCCGTTGAGTTTGATACGAAGATACTGACTTGCTGGACCCGACGAAGTGACCGCTTGAAGATTTGTCCCCGTTAATTGTAAGTCTTGTGTGGTAGATAGTTCAATGGTACAATTTGAGGAAATAGAAAGAAGTTGCGACGGGTCGATTGCGTTGGTATAAGTTAATTGTCCCGAACCGCTTGTATTATTTGTGAGTTGAAGGTTAGTACTTCCCCCCGTTGAAACATCATTGTAAGTAAAACCAATGCTTTGATTGGATATACCTGCCTGTTTGAGTAAAGGGGAAGGGTTTGTATTGTCTGTGGATAGAATGTTGAAAACTGGATTACCCGCCCCATTATTTCCCATTGTGATTTGGTCTATCAAATTACTACTCGTATTATACATTTCAAAAGTATCCAAATCCAGTTGAGTGAAATTAGTAGCACTACCGTAATTCATGTAGAACCCGTTGGAAGAATTACATTGGATAGAGTTGTCATTACAAGCAAACCCATTGATAGAGTAAAGCGTCGTCGTCGGTGTTCCGTTTTGAATACCAAATGTGGATTGGTCTTGGAAGGTAGATAGACTGTTTGTCACATCATTCACTAACACCTTTCCATCACCGATGACCGTTTGAACCGCATTCGGGCTACTGTCGTTTAGTGTAATCGTTTTATCCGTTGTCATCAAGAGGTCACCATTCACATTCACATTGGACGTTGATTTAGGCGTAAGAACCACTTGACCCGACCCAGTTGAAGAAGTCCCGTTCATTTCCAATTTCCCCGTAGAAGTCTTAATGACTTGATTATTCATATCCAACGGGACAAAACTGTTGTTCTCCCCGTCCGACCCATTAAAGCGGAAGAACTCGGTCATTACCCCGTTAAGGGTCGCAAAAATACCAATTGACCCGTCGTCATTACCCAAAGCCGTATTGCGTATGACACTATCTATTTTGGTAAATAAGGTTTTCACTCCCGCATAGTTTTTGGCGTAGTTTAAGGTCGTTGAGATAAGGTCGTTGTTTGCTCCATTTCGTCCGCTCTTGTCGGTTTCAATAGACGGCACACCATTGGTCGTCCCCGCCGTCAAACTCGTATTCTCTAAAATAAGGGACGGGGTTGTCGTGTTCCCTACCGTAGGATTTCGTAGTTTTAGATTATCTGGACTTGCTATAAAATTATTACCTGATAAAGAGAGGTCGCCCGTTGAAGATAAAGTGTAAGACCCGTTTGACCCCGCCCCGTTATAACTGTAAGAAGTAAGTTGAGAAGTAATGCCGTCGTCAAACTCACAATCAATAGACCCCGCAAAAATGTTGGAAGAGAGAGAAGTGGTTGAATTATTTATCCCGAATGACGCTACGGGTAAGGTTGCCGTATTCCCCGCCGTTAAGACTTCTTGTAAGGTATTGCTTCCCGCAGACCCCGAAATAATATCCGCCCAAGTTGCAGAAGACGCCCCACTTGTAAGGGTCGTAGCGTTAAAGGAAGTAACAAGGGGGACGGTTGGGTCTGTGATAGTGATTAACCCTTGCTTAATGGCCGTCGTCGTCGTCGTAGCCCCAACCCCTTCTTGGTCGAATACCACAGACCCCTGATAAGGCATAGTGGAAGTCACTCCAAAATCTGTATTGTTGTTGTTATATAAGTTCATACCGTAATAAGTACCAATTCCGCCCGAATTATCCGCTTCAATTCCAATCGAAGCCGTCGGTACTGTGTTATTATTACATACGAGAATAGCCTTTTGAATGGCTACAACTTGCGGATTAGAAAGACTGTTTAAGGCTTTGGTTCGGGTTACAGTCGTATGAGTATTTTCCCAAGTTTCGGCCAATCCGTTTGTATCGAACCCAGTCGGGTCAATAATGGTCGTAATAAGTGGGGTAAGTGGAACGGGCGGGACAGCGTCGGGATTACCTACAGCGTATAGGTTAAAAATCTGTTTTCCATTTACCGTATACTCGTTTAGTGGTTGCGGAGTTGCCATTATATTGGCTAAATATTAAATAATTAACCATACGACCAAATGAAAATTCTCCCTGCGGTTGGGGCTACGGGGGCAAAAGCAAGATTATATCCGCCTGACCCTACGCCCAAAGCAAGGGTCTTGTAAAAGTAATTTAATAAAGCGGGTACTTGGGCGGATTGTGGAATGACTCCCCCGCTTTGTCCTCCTATGGAATTTCCTGCCTGTCCGAAAAAATTGTTATTGTCAATCTTACCGCCTGCCCCTGCTGAACCTGCGGTCACCCCTACCGCGTTGCCTCCTGCTTGTCCCGCTCCAATCGTCGCGATTCGTTGACCCGTTGAATAAGTCGACGCCCATTGTAAAGCTATGTCATTGGCGACGGTAATAGTTTGAGTCGCGAAAACGGCAAGGGGGCCTCCTGAAGTATTTCCTACGGGGAAGTTGGGCCATATAATAGAAGCCCCCGCCCCTCCGCCTCCTCCTTGGACTGTAGTGTTTGTCCCTGCGACCCCGCCGAAACCTATGGCGTAAATTCTACACCATTGCGTCCCTGCTGGTACACTAATGTCTGTAAGGGTTGCGGTAGGGGTAATCTGTTGAAGTGAAATGAACCCACTCGGGACACTTGCTGTGTATTGTCTGGTTCCGTCTGGAAATTCTAAATAATTCGTATTGGATACACCGTCTAAGATAAGATTATTATTTACAATCGTTGTTTGACCGTTCATGGTAGTACTTCCATTCAAAGACTCATTTAGCTGACCGAAAGGCCATTTCAGATATAGAGTGTCGGCCTCGGCTTGGGTCAAGCCTCCTCCACTCGAGTCGCTGTCGGGGAAAAGACCAGCGTCAAAAATAGGCACATTCTCGATAGGGGGTAGATACGCTGACATTATAAAGTAAACAGATATTATTTTTGTATTTTTAGACCATAATAAAATCTCCTTTAACTATAATCTAATGCCTAAAAAAGCAGTCAAGGAAGCTCCAGAGATTGTGAATTGGTATGAGAAAATGGATAAATCGTTATTGGTTGAAGCCGAGAACCCTAACTTTGAATCGCATAGGCTTAAAATACCCTTTCGTATGTGTGTAGTAGCCCCTTCCGGTTCGGGCAAGACTAATTTTCTTATCAATCTGATTCATTTATTTTCGAAAGGTAAAGGAACCTTTGCCGACATTACAATTATTACCCGAAACAAAGACGAACCCTTGTATAATTTCTTGGCGGGAAAAAGCGAACAAATCCAAATCAAAGAAGGCCTTCACAATGTTCCACAATTAGACAAAATGGATAAAGGCAGTAATCATTTGGTTTGTTTCGACGATATGGTTTTAAGTAAGGACCAGTCTATGATAGAGAATTATTACATTCGTGCAAGAAAGCTAAACTGTTCGGTCATTTATTTGTCTCAATCTTTTTTTAGAATACCCAAAGTGATTCGTAATAATTGTTCGTACATGGTAATCTTAAAACTATCTGGAAATCGAGAAGTCAATGTGATTTTGTCAGAGTTTGGGTTGGGGGTTTCCAAAGAACAATTACTTTATTTGTATGAAGTAGCTACGGCAGAAAAGTTCTCCCCTTTACTGATTGATATGGAAGCCGACCCGTACGCGAGATTTAGAAAGGGATTCACACAGATATTAACTCCGCCACAAGATTAAATAATTTTCTGTCTTATTTATATATGTCTCACAATAAAGAACTCTACATTGTGAAAACAAAAAAAGGTTGGAAAATTGTTGACCCCAAAAAGGAAATCAAAAAGAAACAAAGACCCGCAAAGGCCGAAACCTTGCCATGTATGTGTCATTTTAGTAAAAAGGACCAAAAGACCATTCGGGGTATGGGTCTCGACAATCACTTTGACGGCGGAGATTGCTATACCAGCGACGACGAAATATCGGGCGAAGGATTACATGGGGGGTCGCTCAGTGTGAAAGACCTCAAAGCCCTATTGGGGGCTTCGTATGACCCAAAAGATAATGTGAATGATTTTATTTTAGACAAAGAGATTAGTTCTAATACAAGCCAAGTCTTTCGTAATCCAAAGACAGACCAAGTTGTGGTCGCCCATAGGGGTACAAAAGGTTTAATGGATTGGGGTAATAATTTAGTGTATGCGTTGGCGGGTAAAACGGGGTATAAAATGACTCCCCGATTTAAAGAAGCCCAGCGAGTACAACGACAAGCCCAGAAGAAATATGGGGCAGAAAATGTCTCGACGATAGGCGACAGCCAAGGCGGACTCCAAGCGGAACTTTTGGGACAAAAATCAAAAGAAGTCATTACATTTAACAAGGCAACTCGTCCATTTTCGAATAAAGCGGGAGAAAACCAATACGATATAAGGCATTCCGGCGATATAGTAAGTTCACTCAATCCCTTTCAAACAAAAAACCAAAAAGAAATTCAGCTTGAGACAAGTGAATCAAATCCAGTAGAACTTCACAAAGTAAAATCGATAGAAGATTCCGACCAAATTGTAGGGAAAGGACTCGAAAAAAAATATCTTGATAGTTTAATGCTCGGTTTAACTCATCCAGCAATGGTAAGCGATAGATTTCCTCTGACCCCTCAAGCTTACAATCAGCGTTATTTGCGAAAACAAGTCCCCATTGGTAGTGGCCTTTACGCAGGGGGCGGACTCTATGCAGGGGGCGGACTTGGGGGCGGTATTCTCGACGAAAAGTTTAGCGTGAACGACATAGTTCACACAGGCCGAGAGTTGTTTGGTCGTGGTATTCTCGACGATAAGTTTAGTGTAAACGACGTAGTCCATACAGGCCGTCAGCTCTTTGGTCGTGGTATTCTTGACGAAAAGTTTAGTGTAAACGACGTAGTCCATACAGGCAGACAGCTCTTTGGTCGGGGCATGGAACACGAAAGCGACAGCGACGAAGAAACGAAAGGAATGTCTCGGAAGCAATTGACTCAGATTATTTTGCATAAGAATAAAGTCATTGCGGATTTGGAAAAGGATGCGTACCCCATGCCAAAAGCAAAAAAGTCAAAGCGAAAAATGAAAGGCGGACGAATTCCCCCACCCCCTTCTCGTAGCTATATCACCGATTCGACTCTTCTTTAGAATCCTTGGGGGTTAAGGGAAAAAAACATATAAAAATGTGCTATAACAACTCGTAATTTCATTATAAAGATACTGCTTTATAATGAAATTTAATCGAAAGTTAAGCATTAACAGCTAAATTATATAGCATTTGCTAAAATAAAAATTTTTTATATAGGCTTTGCTTATTAATTTGGTAATTAATGCTTAACTTTCGTATAATATAGGCTATTCTTAATGATTATTTAATGATTTATATGGTTTTTCCCTTAACCCCCTTGAATGGGGGGAGATTTTTGGTTCCTTTTATCTGTTGTTTCAGTTTTATCTGTTCTTTTAGATTAGTTGGGTCAATCTCACTCGCCAGTAAGGGAGTGTCTTTATTTATTCTGACTGTGGGTCGATACACGGGATAGTCTTCATGACCTATATCTTTCCATTTAGACTTGTACCATTCTTTCAGTTTCTTTGGTTTATTATCCGAACTGTATGTGCCTCCCAGTTTTTTGTAGGTTGAGACAATAAATCCGCTCTTGTAGGCACTTGGTTTTTTGTAGACGGTTCCGGCGTAGTACTTAACTGCGTTGTATAGTGCTTTATCATTGACGACAGGCATATAGATACAACTATATTTTTATTTCGATAAGGTCGTCTATGTCAATCATGTAGTGGGGCTTTAGGGTTCTCTTTCCGTAAGCTCGAAAGGCGGGAATGTCTCGAATCTCATACTTGTCAAACTGCTCTTTGTCATACACAATATACATGAGTTTATCTTCAAAATTAAAAACAAAAACCAATCTTCCTTTGACTTCTGTTTTATCTATAGGAATAATGGTTGTAGGATAGGCATTGTATGGGTTTCGTCGAGACTTAATCTCGTACTTGGTTGTAGGACTGGAAGCGTCCCACTTGCTATACCGGTCTTCTTGTTGGATTGGCTCTTGGAAATGTACGGATAGTTTAGAAATCACTTGTGGCT